CCCAAGAACCGGGCAAGCTCGTTACGCCAATCAACCTTGGCGTCACGCAAGTCGTCAACGTAGGCGGCAAGGGAGCCGGGCAATTTGCCCTGAGCCTTGGCGATCTGCGCAGCGTTTTGAACGTCGGCCATAAGCTCCCGCTCCATTTCCGCAATCTCCTGAGCATCAAGGGGTTCGCCATCGTCACCTTCAGCGTCGATCACAACGCCGGTTCCGGTATCGTCGGCGAAAGGATCACCGCCGCCACCTTGCGGGGCATCGTCATCATCACCGCCGCCCGTGTCGCTATCATCACCGCCACCTTGCGGGGTATCATCGTCACCGCCGCCCGGCTGGGGTGATGTGGGCAGGTCCTGAGCAAGTTCATCGGCCAGAATCTCAGTTGAATATTCGGACCGGTCCCGCTTCAGATCACCGACGGCGCTCCAATCAAGGGCACTGGCGGGTAACGACTTGCTATCCTTGCGCAGCAAGTCGTTGATGATCACGTCACCGCAGATGTTCCACAATTTGGGGTCACGAGAACCGCGCCGCAGATGGTGAAAGAATATCTTGTGATAAACCTCGTGGGCAAGAACCGCTTGCACCTCGTGATCCGATAGGGTCAGCGCGAAGTCGGGATTGATGTAGAGACTCTTGCCGTCGGTTGCCATGGTCGGCAGCGTGTCCGTCCAGACGGTTGGCATTTGGATCAGCATTGCGGCGGTGAACGGGTCCGTCATCTGCAATTTGATCTTGGCGCGGGTGACGTGCCGCACCGCCTCAGCAGACGGTTCGACAGCCCCATCATTTAACTGCGATACAAGTGAACTCATTTTTTAACCTCCGAAAAAACCAGCAAGGCGGTCGGTGATCTCCGACGCCTCAGATTGCACAACTTTGACCACCTCAGCGTTCGAGGGGTCTTTGAACTCCGCAACATCGTGGCGGAGCAATTCACTGCCCTTGATATCATCGACAAGGGCCGCAAGGTCAGGATCACCGGCAACGTTCAACGCCGGTAAGATATTCACGAGGTCACTAAGGTTAGTGATCATCGTGTCGTATAGGCGACGATTGGCCTCCGTTTTTTTCTTGCCGCCAGCCTTGCGAACTTCCACAGACTCGTATCCGTCCAAGCATGTGGCGATATGCGAGACCGCCTTGTGCAACCGCTCGAACGTGTGACGGGTAGCGCTCCGCAGCAAGTCGGCGTTGTCGTCGTCGATCTCCGCACGTATCTGCGCGGCCTTGTCGTCAACGATCTTGGCATAGAAGTTAGCGCCGGTCGGCACGTCACGCGCACGCCATTTGAATTCATACATGGATTCAAGGGCAGCGTAGCGTAGGTAATCATCCTCCCGAAACATGCCGTTGAGTTGCTTGCGGCGCTGTTCGATTAGCTGGGGGAGCTTCCCGGCCAAGTTGGAGACCGCTGAATTGAACCGGCGCTTGTGATCATCCATGGTGGTCATATATTGATCGAAAAGCTCAACGGGTAACAGGCGATAGGTGCCATCCCATGGCAACGTGAGACGCTCATGGTCACCACGTGCCGCACGTGCCGCACGCTGCGGTCCGTCAACCATGCGCGGATCAAGTAGGTGCTTGTCATACTTGCCAGCGTTGTGGCTGGCAGCATGCTCCGCATTAACCTTGTCGGTCACGTCCCGATCCTTGCGCGTGAACCCGGCGCAATTGATCTGCAATGTGATAAGCATCGCGTTTTCTTGAAGAATATTTTCCATGTTCTCAGCCCTCCCCAATGAGGTTAGATGTTTCGATCAGGATATCGGTGAATCCTGTGGTTGATACTTTCTTACCCGGATCACCCGCCGCCTCGTTCCGGCGTAACAATGCGGAAACGGCAACGGAGTGATACTCAGGCGGCAAGCGCTTGATGTATGCGGCGCATGCTTTGGCGGTCTTATTGGTAACAGAAGCGATCAGGCTCCCGATCATGGCGTAACGAACGTCGGCCTTCTCAGGTACCGGTGCCGCCTCAGGATTGGCGAACACCTCAGACGGTGACACAAGGTCCCGCCAAATGCGCAGGAAACCAGTGAACTTCGCTTGCTCACCAACGCCGATTGCACCGGCAATCATTGGCATTTCGATTGCCTTAGGAACCTCAGCCTTGATCACGTCGGACACGGCAACCCATGTGCGGGGGCAGGG